CGATCTCGCAGATCATGAAGAAGCCCTTCACCATCTCCAACACGCAGGAGGCGGTGAAAAAGGCCGGCGGCGACAGCGAGGTCAGCTACCAGACGGCGCTGGCCGGCCGCCGCGCCAAGATGGATCTCGAGGCCATCGTCTGCCAGAACCAGGCCTCGGTGGCGCAGTCGGGCGCCGTCACGCGCAAGCTCGGCGGCTTCGAGAGCTGGCTGACCAGCAACGTCTCGCGCGGCGCCGGCGGCGCCTCGGGCGGCTTCACCGCGGGCAACACAGTGGCGCCGACCGACGGCACGCAGCGCGCCTCGACCGAGGCGCTGCTCAAGACCGTGATCCGCGCGGCGTGGACCGCCGGCGGCAAGCCGACGATCCTGCTGATGGGCGCCACCCAGAAGCAGGCCTTCTCGGCCTTCACCGGCATCGCCACCCAGTACCAGGAGCCCAAGGGCAAGGCCGCGACCGTGATCGGCGCCGTCGATCGCTACGTCTCGGACTTCGGCACCTTCAATGCCATGGCCAGCCGCTTCGTGCGCGGTCGCGAGATCGAGGTCATCGATCCGTCGCTGTGGCGCATGCTGTGGCTGCGCAAGTGGAAGAAGGAGGAGCTCGCCAAGACCGGCGACGCCCGCAAGTTCCACATCATCGGCGAAGTCACCCTGGAGAGCCGCAACGAGGCCGGCAACGGCATCGTCGCCGATCTCACCTGAAGCTGATCAAGGCCGGGGGAGGGACTTCGGTCCCTCCCACCACTTCTCTCCGGAGTTCGGACATGGCGAAGAAGCCCAGCGACGTGAACATCGTAGTCACCGTGAACCACGTCTACCTGCCGCTCGACGAGCACGGCAACGGCCGCGCCGATTGGGCCGGCGCAGAGGTGACAACGCGGGTCGACAAACGCGCCCGCCTGAAAGTTCCGGAGGATCTCGCCAGGTTCCTGTCCGATCGCGACCAGGTGGAGATCCTGTGATGTCCCAAAGGCTGCTTGGCTTTGATCCCGCCACCGGGCTCGCACAATGGTGGCTCGAGGATGGCGAGGGCAACTGGGCGCAGAAATCGTCCCAGGTGGCGACGCCCATTCTCGACCTGAACAAGGAGGCGCAGAACCACTGCGACCCTTACAACGGCGCGCGCGACGTCCGCATGGTGGCGCGCATCCCACTGATCGTCATCGCCAAGTGGCGCAACGAGCTCGGCGTCGACTATTGGAATCCGGATCATCAGGACAAGGTCGATGAGCTGCTGAACAGCGCCGACTGGCGCTGGCTGCGCACCGATGCTCCTTCGCCGCGCTGCGGCTACGGAGCACAAGTTCTCCAACACCGTGAAGTAGGACCCGTCCTACGAAGCTCCCGTCAGGGAGCGAAGTAGGATGGCGGCGCAGATCACCACCTACGCGGGCCTGAAGGCCGGCATGCTCGCCTGGCTGGCGCGCACCGGCGACTCGCTGCTCGACGGTCGCTTTGACGACTTCCTGCTGAACTGCGAGCGGCGCATGTACTACGGCTTCGCCGTCGACGAGCCCGCGAGCCCGCTGCGCTCGGATGCGCTGCGCATCCCCGAGATGGAAGCCGTCGATGCGGCCTTCGCGCTCACGTCCGGCACCGTGGCCCAGCCGGCGGGCTTCCTCGAGTTCATCTCGGCCTACAACAATTCGCGCAACGCGCCGCTCGACATCGTGAGCCAGCGCACGCTCGACGGCTACGGCACGCAGAGCCTGGGCGGCACACGGCTGATTGCCGTCTCGGGCACGAATTTCCGCCTCCTCGACGCGCCGTCGAGTGGCACGGCGACGCTGCGTTACTACCGCAAGCTCGCGACGCCCGGGGGGTCGACCGTCAACGACATCCTGACGAACTATCCCGATGTCTATCTCTACGGTTGCCTTGTCGAGGCCGCGATCTTCACGCAGGGCGAGGCCGAGGCGCAGCGCTACCTGCAGCTCTACAACGCCTCCGTCGCCGGGCTGAACGCGCGCACCCAGCGCATCACGGGCTCGAGCGTGCCGGTGATCCGCGTGCGGGCAGGGAGGACACCGTGACCCTCCTTCGCTGCTTCGCAGCTTCGGAGGGCAGCCCTGCAACCCCCCAAACACGGACGCGGAGGACTTGTCCTCCGAAGCTCCGAAGGAGCGTAGGAGGATGATTCCTTTCGCCGAATGGCGTCCCGACATGCCGGCGCTAGGGCAGTGGGCGCGCGAGGCGCTGAACGTCGTTCCGGCTGAGGAGAGCTACCGGCCCCTGAACGACCTTTCAGGCGTATCAAGCGCACTTGTCTCGCGCGCTCAGGGTGCAGCGTGGTTCCGCGGCACGGCCGGCGCCACGAAGATGTTCGCCGGCGACGCCAGCAAGCTCTACCTGCTGTCAGGCTCGGCCTGGAACGACGTGTCGCGCACGTCGGGTGGGCCATACGCGCCGGGTGGCGACAATCTGTGGCGCTTCACCCAGTTCGGCACGCTGGCGATTGCCGTCAACGGCGTCGATGCGCCACAAAAGTTCGACCTCAGCGTCGGCACCAACTGGACGGCGTTGGGCGGCTCACCGCCGGTGGGCACTTTCGTCGCGACGGTTCGCGACTTCGTTGTCATGGGCAAGATCGGCAGCGCGCCGCAGCGCGTGCAGTGGTCCGCCCTCAACAACGCCGAATCCTGGACCCCGTCGCTCACCACCCAGGCCGATCGGCAGGATCTGCCCGACGGCGGTAATGTCACCGGCCTGGTGGGCGGCGAGGTCGGGCTGATCTTCCAGGAGACCAGCATCCGGCGCATGACCTATGAAGGCGCGCCGATCGTCTTTCGCATCGACAAGATCGCCAATGACATCGGCGCCAGCGTGTCGGGCAGCGTCGCCGGCCTGCTCGACATGGCGTTCTTCCTGCACAAGTCCGGTTTCTACATGGTGCGCAACGGCCAGACGATCACGCCGATCGGCCGCGGCAAGGTCGATCGTACCTTCTGGGCGGAGTTCGACGAGACCAACCACTTCCGCACGTCGTCGGCAATCGATCCGGTGCGTGGGCTCTATGTCTTCTCCTATCCCGCCAACGACGCGACAAACGGTACGCCCAATCGCCTGCTGATCTACAACTGGCATACCGGGCGCTGGAGCCGCGCGGTCCTGAGCTGCGAGCTGGTATTCGGCGGCGTGAGCCAGCAGGCCTACACACTGGAGCAGCTCGATCCCTTCGGCACGCTCGAGACGCTGCCTTACTCGCTCGATTCGTCGTACTGGACGGGCCCGCTGTCGCTGCTGCTGTTCGCCTTCGACACCGCACATCGCAGCGGTTCGTTCTCCGGGCCGACGCTCGCAGCGACCGTGGAGACGGGAGAATTCAATCCCGTCGCCGATCAGGGCCGTCGTTCGATCATCCGGGGCTGCCGGCCGCTGATCGATGGCGGAAATCCGCAGATCCAGGTAGGCGCGCGCGAGACCCAGCAGTCGGGCGTCTCCTACGCAGCGGAGAGCGGCCTCACCGCCTCCGGCCTCGCCCCGGTCTATTGCAGCGGACGGTATTTCCGGGTGCGCGCCAGGCAACCGGCGGGCGCGGTCTGGTCGAACATGCAGGGCATCGACGACCTCGATGTCAGACCGGCAGGCCTCCAATGAGGCTGCTTCGCCAAGGCTTCGCAGCCCAAGCCCTGCTTGAGAAGCACTTGTCCTCCGAAGCCTCCGCAGGAGGCGTAGGAGGATGAGTTTGCCCGCACTGCCCGTGACTGCCGACACGCGCTCGATCACCGAGCGGGTGAACGTGCTGATCCGCGAATACAACCAGCAGCTCCGCGTCCCGCCCGGCATGGTCCTGCCTTTCGCCGGTGCCGCAGCGCCCGAGGGCTTCCTGTTGTGCGACGGCTCGGCGGTGTCGCGCACGACCTACGGCGACCTGTTTGCGGCGATCGGCACGGCCTACGGCGCAGGTGATGGCAGCACCACCTTCAACGTGCCCGATATGCGCGGCCGTGTGGCGGCCGGCCGGGACAATATGGGCGGCGTGGCCGCCAGCCGGCTGACCGGCGGCGGCTCGGGCATCGCCGGTGCGACGCTGGGTGCCGTCGGCGGTGCCGAGACGCATACGCTCAGTGCCGCACAGATGCCTGTGCACAACCACGCCTACAGCGACCCCGGCCACTCGCATCAATTCCTCCTGGGCGATACCACGCCGGCGGCCTTCACCGGCCGGGCAGGCCAGGGCGACGGCAACAACAACTACTACTCGGGCACGACGGGTTCGGGCGTCGGCATCGTCATCGCGAATGCCGGCGGCGGGGCAGCGCACAACAACGCGCAGCCCACCATGGTCCTCAACTACGTGATCGCCACATGACCCTGCTTCGCCAAGGCTACCCAGGGCAAGCCCCCCTGCACCGCACCGCCGCGGAGGGCTTGCCCTCCGAAGCGCCGCAGGCGCGAAGGAGGGTCGTCGGCATCTCCTTGCGCGATCTCCCCCTCGCCTGGCCGGAGCTGGGGCCGCTGCTCGAGCCCGCGATCAAGTCATCGCCCGACAAGCCCGATGTGCTTGCCGAGCTGTTGGGGCACCGCGCCGACCTTTGGGGCGTCTACGAAGACGGCAAAGCCGTGGCCGCGGTCGTCACGGCGAAGCAGGAGGACGGCCGCTGTTTGGCGTGGCTGGTGGGCGGCAGCCGCGTGCGCGAATGGGCCGAGCCGTTCCTGGCGACGCTTGCCGAGGCGGCGCGCGCCAGCGGCTGCTGGGCGATTTGGGGCACCGGCCGACTCGGCTGGGCGCGCCTCATGCCGACTCTCGGCTTTCAGCGAATCGCAGATCACAACGGCCGCCCGGCTTGGGAATGGAGGATCGCATGATGTGGAGTGATCGAAGCAAGGCGACGTGGAACGACGGGCCGCCATTCGCGGCTCTATTGGATGATCCATGGGCGGCCCATCCTGTCGCCAACGGCGATATCTGCAACGGCGGCGGTGGTGGTGGCGGCGGCCAGCAACAGTCGTTCACCCAGCAGCAGCAGGAGCAGCGCAGCCGCAGCGAGAGCCAACCCAACAGCTTCGCGCAAGGCTTCCTGAGGGGCATCACCGGCAACGTCTACGATCTCTACACGAAGATGCCCGGCGGTAACCCGGTGCCTGATGCGTCGCGCAACACGCAGGGCTTCTGGGCCGGGGCGAATGACTACGGCAGCACCGGCATGGGTGGGGGGACCATCAACCCGCTGCGAGACGGCTATGTCGCCAACACGCTAAGAGGTGACTATCTCAACCTCGACAAGAACCCATACTTCCAAGGTGCGCTTGGCGCGACACTCGCGCCTGCGACAGAGAATTTTCTGAAGAACATCGTGCCTGGACTCAAGAGCACGTTCGCCTCCGCCGGCCGGCCCGGTTCCGGGGCGGAAAGCGACGTGCTTCAGCAGGCGATCACCAACTTCGGCCGCACCACCAACGATGCGGCCGCGAAGATGGGCAACGAGGCCTACCAGTTCGAGCGCGGCCAGCAGGGCTCGACGCTCGGCATGCTGCCCGGGCTGCAGGGTATGGATCTGCAGCGGCTGGGCCTTATGCAAACGGCCGGCCAGGCCGAAGACGCCTACAAGCTGCAGAAGACCATGGGTCCGATGGACTTCGCCACGCGCGCCGGCATGAGCATCCTGGGCCTCTATCCGGGGGGAGTCACCGACAGCAATGGCTGGAGCACCGGAAGCGGCCAGACAGTGGGAATGACATCGGGTGGTGGCGGTGGATCGGTCCTCGGTCCGATCATGTCGGGCGTTGGCCTCGGCCTGCAGGCCCTGCCGATCCTGATGTCCTCCGACCGGCGCGACAAGACCGACATTCAGGAACTCGGGGTCGACCCACGGACGGGCCTGAAGACCTACGCCTACCGCTACAAGGGCGACCCGAAGAATACACCCAAGGTCGTGGGCCCGATGGCGCAGGACATTGCGAAAGTGCGTCCCGATCTCGTCCGCAAGATCGGTGGCCACAGGGTGGTGGCGATGCGGCCAAGCATGCCTCAGGGAGGTTTGATGTGACGAACGGTTTTCCCCTCGATCCCCAAGTCCTGGCCCAGCTCGCGGCGGCGTCGTTCCGACCGCCTCAGGCGCCGACAATGCCGGGGTTCAACCTGCAGCCGCCGTTGCCGACCCGGCCGCAGGAGACCCCGGGCCTCAGCGCGCGTGACGGCCTGTCGATGTTGACTGCTGGCCTGGAGGCGCTGAAGGGCTTGGGCAACGGCGAAATCGTCAACGCAGGGCCGCAGGGCAGCGGGCCAGGCGGCGCCTACACGACGGCCGATGCCATGGGCATGGCCGGGCTGAACCGCGATCCGATGGACCCGAGCTATGGCGTTCCCCCGCCCGTCGCGGCATCGGGCGGCAACCCTCTCGCATGGATCCGTCGCCAGCTCGGACTGCGCGTGGTGCCATCCGGAGGGCTTTTGTAGTGGCCGACCTCGTCGATTCCTGCGCCGCGATGGCGGCCAACCCGCGATGCACCATAGGCGGGCGCCGACGAATGCCGCGATCACCTGCGACGTGCGCCTAGAGGGGATGTAATCATGGACGTCTACGCCAATAACTGGAACGAAGACGACAACGCTAATACCACGGCGGCCCCGGACGGTGCCCCCGAGGGCATGGCGCCGAGCGGCGTGAACAACGTCCTGCGGGCTCACCAGGGCGCCATGAAGCGCTTTGCCATCTGGTCGAGCCCCAAGACCACGGGCGGCAGCGGCACGGCCTACACGCTGAGCTATGCCGTGGCGCCAGGCGCTCTGGTCGACGGCATGACTCATCTCGTGCAGTTCCACGCGGGCAACGGGACCGGCGCCACGCTCAATGTCAACAATCTGGGGGCGACGCCGGTACACTACTATGCGGCGGGAGCTTGGCGAGTCGCTCCTCCCGGCTTGATCGACACTGACGAGGTATGCCGCGTCGCCTATCATAGCAGCAGCGGTGCGTATCGGCTGGTCGGCCTCCGCAATAGGACTGGCGAAGTTGTCCCATTCGCAGGTAGCGCGGCGCCTGCTGGTGCACTGCTCTGTTACGGCCAGCTAGTCAGCCGGACAACGTATGCAGGCTTGTTCGCGGCGATCGGCACGACCTTTGGCGCCGGCGACCTCTCAACGACATTCAATTTGCCGGATCTTCGAAGTCGCGCCGTGATCGGCAAGAGCGACATGGGGGGTCAGGAGGCTTTCGTCCTTGACGGTGCCGTCGCTCGCAACGTCCTCGGGGCCGGCTTTGGTGTCCAGTACAACACGGCTGTTACGAATGTCGGCGGTACACTGAGCGGGTCGGTTGTTGGCTTGCTAAGTACAAGTGCACCCATCAATGGGCAAGGTAATTCAGTTGGCGGCGGGGAAGGACAGTCCAGTGATTGGAATCACCTGCACAACGTCAACATCAACCTTGGTGTCAGCGTCAGCGGCAACCTGAGCGGCACGTCGGGTGCCTTCAGCATCATACAGCCCGTCCGCGTCCTCAATTATCTAATCCGAATCTAGAAATGGAGTACGCCATGCTCGTGACGATCGACACGAAGAGACAATCGAACATGCCGAAACGCGAAGAGGCGAACGATGAGCGACATAGCGAACGGTAGCAAAGGCATTCAGGCCTATCGTTGGCTCGTCACTATTGGCATGGCTCTAATCACAGCCTTGTCGTGGCGACAGCTTGATCAGATCGACAAGATGGCCGCTAAGCTCGAAGCGCTTCAAATCCAGGTGACGACTCTCAGCAGCACGACCGAGGGCCGTAGCAACGCGTCGGCCCAGCGCCTGGATACCACCGAACGCCGCAATGATCGGCAAGACCAGCAGATCGAGGAGCTGCAGCGGCGGTTGTGGCAGATCGCACCAACAAGGAGTCAATGATGCCTCGTGAGATCAATGCGGCGGGTTATCTCTTGATAAAGGAATTCGAAGCCGGTCCACTTGGCGACAGCCAACCGGCATTGATGCCCTATCTCTGTCCGGCCGGAAGGCTGACCAACGGCTGGGGCAATACGCACAACGTCAAGGCAGGTGCTGCGATCACCCTCGCCCAGGCCGAGGCGGATTTGGCGCAGAACCTCGACTGGGCCGAAGCCTGCGTCGAGCGCTATGCCGCCACGCCCAATGACAACGAGTTCGCTGCCATGGTTTCGCTCTGCTTCAACATCGGACCGGATGCCGGCACCGGCTTCCCGAGCTCGACGGTCTTAAGGCTGCACAATAGGGGCGACAAGGCCGGTG